ATGACGTAGGGTCTTGGCACGGTATACGTGACCTCGATGACCTCGTCAGCTAGACCTTGTACAGGAACCTGTACGGCTTCTTCCCCAGATAATTGGGCAGGACTACGGATGTTTCCACGGTAGGGGCAACCGTCACAGCCAGAGCCGCAGAACTGCTCAAACTTTAAGCAGGTGGTCGGACCTGTGCCGTTCCACCCCGCCATTTTGTCCATGCTCACATCCAGATCGAAATCTGGGTGAGCGCCGCCCAGACGGATAACCGCCTCGGGCACATCGTTGCAATACTTAGCCAGTCCCATGGTGGCGCGCCACATAGGCTCCTCTACGCGGTTGCCCATGGCGTCTGTTACCCCGCCGCTATCTGCGATGGCGTGTAGCTGATTACAGCGCGTCAGGACGCTCTCAAGCACCACGTCGCCAGAGCCCATGACTGCGGCCATGACGCTAGACTTGCGACCGCTCGTACTTGGTCGCGCCGGGGCCGTTGCCTGCACGGCCTTGTTGAACCACGGCTTGAGTACGCCGAACAGCGCAACTGGCTCGTAGTCTGGGCAGTCAGCTTTGCAAGCTACTGGCTTCCAAGGTATCTGCTTCTTGTGGTTTGTACCAACTGGGCGAAGCACCATGGACGGGTCGTGAATCTTGCTAGTGTCAATCTCTACGCCATTCTCCTCCAAGGCTATGCGCAGAGCGACAGACGCCTTGACCCAGTGCTCAGCCTTTATGTCCTGCGTCAAAGGCCAGTAGCAGTGAATGCCCTTGCCTGATGAGACAACCATCGGCGTAGGCATGTTGATGGCTTTGAGCGCCGCACTCATAGCGGCCCAACCCTCGCGCTGTGTAGCGTAGGGCTTGTCGTCACCAATATCTAAATCAAGAGCCAACGCGCGAAAGAACGTAGCGTTAGCCTGTGTGCGTTTGTACTTAATCTTGCCTGTCTCGTCCACCTCGCGGTGGTCGGCGAACTTACCAACTGAAAAGTAGACGGTCGAGTTTGGCTCGGCGTCCCATGTTTGAATAGCAGCTACTGCTTCGTCGATATCAGTAAACGAGCCACGGTTCCAGAAGATACCCCGTGAATTCCTGCCTGATGAGTCAGGTCTATGAATGCAAATTACTAATTCGTCTTGGTGAGCAGTGACGCGTTTTATAAATGTTTTAGTGTCCAATGCCTGTGCCCCTAGATGAAAAACCCCCGGACTGGCCGGGGGTGCCTTTTTGGCTAACCAGTGTACTACTCGTCGAACAGGCTGTCGAGCTTGTCTTCGAGTTCACTGGACGCTTTTACCGCTGCGACCTTTGGCTTAGCCGCCTTGGCAGGGGGAGCTGCTTCCTCCTCATACGCATCATCCACAGCGGGGGCCGCGATAGTCGGCGTAGCCACTGGCGCTTGTATCGCAGGCCCGGCACTCTGCATAGCCATCTGGCGGGTGGCGATTTTAGCCGCGTCACCTGAAGCAAGTTCGTCCACGCGCGCAGCCGCCTTCTCACTCACATACCCGTTCTGCTTAAACGTGATCTTGGGGTAGCTAGCTTGGTCGTCGAACCCCAACTGCGTGATAACTTCTTCAGGAATCATCCCGTAGTTGTCCAAGTCTTTGAAGTACTCGCGCATCGCCTTCATACCAGACACGGGCACAGTCAGGCTGTACACCTTGGTAGGGTCTGCGGCGGCAACGACAGCAAGGTGGCGTTGGTCGGCACACAACTTGGACTTAGCGCCGCTTGGCAGAATCTTCGAGCCGAGTTGGTTGTTGGGGCAGCTTGCGCAGGCATTGTTGACAGGCGACTCCACAGCGGCGTCTGGCTTCATGCCGTCGTTGGAGAAGCAGGAGGGGCGGACGTTCTCGGCGGCGGCGTCATACGCCTGACCATAGAACACCTTAGACACGCGGGGGTTTGCACCGATGACAATCGTGTCGAGGGTGATACCAACCGTGGTCTCCACGCCGTCTTCCACCAAGCGGTAGCGACCTGCCTTGATGCTGATGCGGGGGATGCCGCCGCCGCCACCTTCGCCAACGATGGCAGAGGTAACTGCTGATTTAGTACCAGCTTGTTGGCGGGCGGCGATACGAGCGGCAATGTGTGCCGGTACATTAGCGAGTGCGTTACTCATTTAAAATTCTCCAATTTACAAAAGTGACTTAGTCTGTGGCTTGCGCTTTGCGGAAGTTAAAGACACGGATGGATGAGAAGTCAACCCCGGGAGGTGGGCTTCCGTTGGCTTCGATAAAGCTACGCACAGCTAGTTTAGAAGCGCGTGACTCAATCAAATCCCACAGGTCGTTGTCTCGGCAATGTGTAAAGAAATCTTCTCGGGACGCAACCTTAGCCGTGTAGTGTGTAGACCAGTATCCGGTTCCGAGTGATGTCTTGACAGAGTCGAGTCCGTCTTCCTGCGCTTTGGCCGTGAACCAACTTTCCAGAGCATGTAGCTTTTCGGTTAGTGCGGCCTTAGTCTTTTTGTGCGCCGCTTCGAGCGCATCAATCTCCTTGCGCACAGCAGTATAACGCTGTGCAGCTTCTTCGTAATTCATGTTTACCCCTAGTCTTCGTTAATCCCATTTACCAAGTCCAGAAACTCTGTCAGCGTACTTTGCTTTGCGCGTAGCCGCCGATAAAGCTCTGCTTCAAAAGGTGTAGCCCATATGTGCCACACACTAGTTTTGCCCGTCGTCGTCAGCCGCCTGATACGAGCGTTAGCTTGCTCGTACTGTTCGAGTGAGTAGATAGGTGCAAACCACACGATGTCCTTCGAGCGAGTCAGCGTCAGACCGTGCGCCGCAACCTTTGGGTGCGCCAGCAAAATCTTCGGATGATCGGTATGTTGGAAATCGTTAAAAATTTGATCTCGCGCTTTCTTGCTAACACCGCCATGCACCGAGGCAACCTCGTAGCCGTCTGCTGTTAGCTTCTCTTGTAGCCAGTCTTGGACTCCGCGCAAAGGCACAAAAATAATTGCCTTGTCGCCGATCTCATTAAGTAAGTCAGTGAGTGTATTGTACCGCTCTGAAGCATCAATGGCAAGTCGACCCGATTCCGAGTAGACCACGCCGCATGATATTTGCAGGAGCTTGCTCAACACCACCGCCGCGTTAGCGGCAGTCACTTCTCCTGCGGCAAACACAGTCACCGCTTTGTCCTTCATCTCCTTAAACGCTTTTTGTTGCTGTGCTGTCAGCTCAGTCTTGCGACCCACGAAGTTAGTTTGCGGCAAGTCTTTGCACTCGTCAAGCGAGAACCTGATCGACGGCTGAAGAACTTTTTTACAAGTCTCCAACGCGTCTGGTCTTGGCGTCCACTTGAACTGCGTTACCTTCTGCATGACCATGTCCTTGAACGTGGTGTAGCTCTTGGGGCAGGTCTTGGAGTCCGCCAGTCGTGCGAGCGTCCACGCATCAGCGGGAGTCTGCGAGATAGGCGTCCCCGTCAGTAGCCACAACCAAGGGTTGTGCGCGGCAGTCCACTTAGCAAACGTTTTGTATCGTTGCGAACTCGGGGACTTCAGCGCGGTAGCCTCGTCGTATATCACTACGTCGAAATCTGTCAGCTTGCTCTGCATATTGGTAAAGCCGTCGTGGTTGATGATGACGTACTGAACCCCCGGCGTTTCTAGCAAGCTCTCACGCTTAGCGCGTGTGCCTGTGCAAATAACAAACGAGCGATGCGGCAAGTGGTGACGAAGCTCCCGCGCCCACACAACTTTGAGTGTAGACAGCGGCGCAATAATTAACACCTTCTTAGCCACGCATTCGTCAAGCAAAAAGTCGGCGGCCCATATCGCGCTGATCGACTTGCCCGTTCCCGGCGCGTTAAGGCACAGGGCACGCTTATGTGTGGTTAAGAACGCAGCAGTCTCTTTCTGGTGGTTCATCGGCTCGAACCGAGCAGGCCAGTTGTAGTACTGCAATACTGGTGGGGGTACGCTGAAGCCGAGGTTGCGAAGAACCAAAGATTCTTCCACCCCATACTCTAGCGCCACCATGCTTTGTCCGTTGTGCGTAAACTCTTTGGCGTGTGGGATTACATCTGCCACCGCCTCATTCTCTGAACTACTTATAACGATCTTACGTTTGTCAGGTATTACGAGCATAGCGCCACCCACCCTTTGAACTCCTGCTCCCAGTCGTGCAGGGATGACTCGCGCACAATCCACACCTGCGCCCCCGCTTGCATCAGGGCTTGTATCTCTCGCTCTTGGTTGGCGGTAGTTGTTCCTCGTCCGAACTTAGTCTCAACAGCAAACATATTACCGTTGACGCAACCGACAAAGTCAGGAATTCCGGAGCGACCATAGCCGTTGGCGGGAGGCATAAACCACCAGCAAATATTTGTGTTCTTGAGTACATCTTTGACTACCTTTTTAACGTCGCCTTCGTTCTTCATCTCTTACCTTTTAGTCTTGCATCGGGGCAAATATATTTTGCGGGGCACCACGGGCACAGGCCAGACGGCTTCGCTTTGAACACGCCTAGGTCGATGACCTCCTGCACCTTGTGGAACCGTGGGGACAGCGCGCGCCACAGCGAGTCTAAGAACCGCCGCTCGTACGTTGCGTTAGTAACCTCGTTAAACTTCAGCCACAAAAAAGATGTCTTTACTTTTGTGACTTCGGGGAAGTGCCAGAATACCATCGCAGCAAACAGTTGCAACTGCGTCGGGTTCTCTTTGACCTTGCCGGTTTTGTAGTCTAAGCAGTACGCCGTGTCGCCGTCTACGACAAGCACGTCAGCAATAGACCTCACCCACACGTCGCTAGAAAACCACTCAACGGGTTGTAAGTCAGCGTTGACCGCCATCTGGTATTCAAATAACTTGTCACCGTTGCGCGCCATAATCTTATCGACTACGCCGCCCCACTTCTCAAGGGTCTGCTTGCCTTCAACGGACAGCGCGGCTTCGTCTAGTTCACCCTTGCCTTTTTGCTCGAGTACTTCGTGCACTCGGTTGCCATACTCAGACGCGTCGTTACTAGAATTCTTTACCCGCTTGGATACATACAGGTAGTCGAACTGTGCGGGGCACTGCTCGAACGTCGACAGCCGACTAAACGACAAAGGCATCACATCACTCATCAGTTCTCCTCTAAAGCTAGTACGCCTAGCTGTTGGTTAAGTAAATCAATGCATTGCTCGAGAACAGCGCGCTTCTTAAACGCGTATCGGTCTGACCTGCCCGCCGCCGCCAACGCCATAAACTCGCCGTCTAGTATGCGCACGTCGCCGTCTATACAGCGTAGGGTCACACGTATGCTCGGCAAGGCCATACTCATGTCTGTCTCTACATTTAGCCAGATTGGTAGCCGCCCATCGAACACGTCGTCACTTGGCTTCGCCATACGATTCTCCTGCGCCCGTCTCACACGCTACTGGTAAGTGGTCACGACACCACAAAGGTGCAAGCGCCAAGCACTCTTCCATGTAAGCGCGGGCCTCAGTTAACAAGTCATTACGTACAACACAAACTGCTTCGTCGTGCACCGAAAGCGCCACGGGCTGTTTGTGATTGATGCGTGCAGTTTGCCACATCACAACTTTCATTGCAAGATGCTGACACAAATTTTCTACCATTTTTGGTCCGTGGATTCGTACGCGCATCCTGCCCATCTGGTAGTTCCACTCGCCGTCCGTCTGCGTGAGGTCGTGGTACACCACACCGGGTTCTCCCGCCCTGCCAAAGCCGTTGTTCTGCGTGACGCACCACCCGTTAACATCCACAGGCTGTAAGTCTTGCCCGTTGGCTATCTGCGGTAGCACCACATCATTGCAGTACTTCCATAGCTGCACGACTTTGTGGTGTGTGCCTCGATAGAGCTGAACGATTTCAAACGCGCGTCCGATAGAGATAGGCTCAAGCGCGGGGATACTACGCGCGGTCACCCGCACCATTTCTTGAAACCGCTCCGCTCCTGCGCCGTACTGCAACGACAGCATGGCCACCTTGCCTAGCATCCGCTCCGCCACATCGGCTTTTGTGACCGTGCGGCCAAACAGCTTAGAGGCGAAGTCGCAGTACAAGTCCACGCCGTTGCGAATCTTATCGACAACATCTAGCTGACCTGCCGCCGCCATGATGACGCGCAGTTCGATGTTCGACGAGTCGCCTACCAACACCGTGTGGCCTTCGGGGGCGCGTAGCGCCTTACGCAAACCTGCGGACGGGCCACGGGCAGGGATGTTCTGCCAGTTAATCTTGTTGCCGCCTGAGTAGCGCCCCGTAGTCTTGGCACCCCAGAAGTTAAGGTACACAGGCAACGCGCCGCGTCGGGAAGTTTCCAAGAACTTTAGCGCGCGAGTCTCTGCGATGGTTGTCTTAACACCGACACGCGCCGCGACTAACGCCTGTACTTCTGAGTCTTCGTGGTCTAGCAGGTCGGTGAACGCTTTGTCGGACTTGGCGAACGCGTACGTAAGGTTGCCAGTTGCCTTGCTCACCTTGAGCGGCGGCGTGACCCCGAGCTCTTCCAAGCGCAGGGCGAACTTGTCGTTGGACATAATCTGTGCGCGGTCAGTCGCGGCAAGGATAAGCAGCTTTTCTTTGCGCTCTAGCTCGTCGTTGTACAGCTTCTCCATCAAAACCTTGTCGCCAACCAACTGGGGCTCGGTGAACATACGCACGGTCATGTCGATGAGCTTCGCGTCTAGCACGGGTGTGTCCGCGTCCAGACGCTTGCCTATCTCGTTACAGAGCCATGTGTCGTGCTTGCAGTAGGCGGCGTACTCAGCTAATGCCACGGGATTAAAATCCGTGCGGCGCTTACCTAGCGCCTTGTGTACGGCGGTGCCTTTGTCGGGCAGGGCGAAGTGCTTGGTGATGCTTGCAAGCGAGTGCGACGGCAACCAAGGCAACAACATACGAGCTTGTGACAGCGTATCCATCCACAGCTTTGGTTTGATGCCAAAGTGCTGAGTCATGATGTACCCGTCGAACAAGGTGTTGTGGCACCGAACGGCGCAGTTCTCCCAGTCGACTATGCCGCGCAACCACGCCGCAGTCTCAAGGTCGTCGCCGCTAAACCACACAGCCGGTTCGTCGTTGCGCATCAGCGAAACGCCGACAACCTCGAAGCGCTCGTCGTGGACGTACGCATCGGTCTGCATCTTGGACAAGGAATAATCTGCGGAGTAGTACGTCTCGAAGTCTAGCGTGATGATATCCATCACAGGCTCTCCAACTTGATGAGCAGGTCGACGTAATGCTTAACCTTTTCGAGGTCAGCTTTGCCGCCCTTGTTCCGCCACCTAGTTATGTACTTAACCACGTTGCCTTCGCAGTAGCCAAGGCTGTTGGCGTGGATGTACTCGATGGGTTGAATCTTCATGCTCTTGTAGTGGTCACCTGCGACCTGCGTGTCGAGCGGGTTATCAAAATCTGCCAACGTCTTTATCTTGTACGCCTGCGTATCAGTAGCTGTCTTTGTCGCCATGTGTTTTTACTCCTCTGGGTTCCAACGCCAATAAAGCCTTGGCGTATACGTGTTGTAGTGTGTGGCGCAGGTGCAGGGTCTCGTCCATCGCCGCGCTGAGCTGTCTTCTCAGAGCTGCAATTTCTCGATGCGCCTCGCCCAGTTGTAAATCTAGCTCTCGTTCTTCGTCGTTCATGCTCTGTCCTTCAGTCCGAACTTGTTTCTGATTGCATCGACACAATAATGACCATCCATCCCCTTGTCACCAAGGTCTTCACAGATAGACATAACGTCCTCCAAAATCAACTCGACGAGCTTTTCTGCGTCTAAACGGTCAGTCTGACTGTCCCAACACTTTCTCGTGAGCGCCGTAATTTTTTCGTTCATGTGTTCTTCTCCTTTATACAAATGGCTTTAAGTTAGGCACGCGATACTTCGGGCCTTTGGTTATCTTCCCGTGGTCATTTAATATCGGTTGCCCCGCCGAGTCAAACTTACTCCAGTTGCTCTCGTTCACTTCGGCGACAGCTTGGCTAGTCTGCATCCCGAGGCAATGCCCGACACCTATCGCTGTGACTACTTGGTCAGCCAACGAGTCGAGAAACTCTACGTCGTCGTCAACAAAGACTTCGGCTGTGCCTATCTTGAGTTGGTCTCCGAGCCGCGAGGTCAGCAACTGCAAGACGTGCATCGCGTTGCGCGTCTCTGGTATCTCCGAGCCTAGAACGCCAAGCATCTCCGATATTTCTTCTAGGTGACAACCAAGTTGGATATTGAAGTCGCGCGTAGTTGGCTCGGGGCGCGCGCGTTTATGCCACAGTTCAATAAGTTCGACGCTCATGGTGTTTCCTTTATGGGGGTTGCTAACTTGTGCTTCATCTCATGGTGCACGATTGCGAGGGCGCGCTCCATGTCTTTGACCGTGATGACCTCAAGTTGCGCGTCGTGCAACTCCATTGCCTCGTTGAGTGCCACCATCTCAGCGGCGTTGAGTATGAACTTCTTTGTAGCAAGCCCACGCCCACCAACGGTACGCAAGGCTCGTAGCCCTGCGTCAACAACATTACGGTACTCAGTTCCGAACCCTAAGCGCCACAACGACTCGGTGATATTGAATGCAGCTATTAGCACATCTATATCCTTTGTCGTTGCAGTCCCCTGCGTCAGCATGGTAAGCGCGAAGTGGTTCTTCGTCTTCAAGTCTAACGCAAACGAGGCGTGTTTCATGACTGGGGCAAACCCTTCCATGACATAGCCGAGCGGGTCTGCCCGCACGGGGCGGGGTCTGTACTTGCTACGCTTTCTCATCCTTTCCCCTCCCTTTCAGCTTGTGCTTGTCCGCGTTCTTTGTGTTCAACTGCGGCACGGCATCCCCTTTAGAACTTTTCGCCCTCGCCGCACCGCCTACCATTCCTGCCGAACTTCTCTTGAACGACGACATATCAATCTTGAACAGGCTGAACGTGTTAAACGCGTTTTGCACTTGGGGTTTCTTCATAGGTTTCTTTCTGTTTGCGGCTACCGCCGTGTGTAACTTCTTCGATACGCTCTACGCTGTGGAACTTGTGCAAGTTGCCACAGAGAAACGTGCGCCGCCTACTTCCATCCGCGCGGGTGCGCGTCTCGAGCACGGTAGCCCACGCTTTGCAATTCGGACAGTTCATTCGTAGTCACCCAAACGCGTGTTGATAAACAAAGCCAGACCAAAAAGCAACAGTACCGACAAACCATACCCAAACCAAACTTGCCACGATACCAACATATATTTGCTCCTTTAAGTACTCGCTGTTCACTTCTTTTTCTCCTTGAAAAGTGGAGCCCACGTAGTGCGCGGCTCGTTTGCGTGCTTGATGTAGAAGTGAATCAAGTGGTCGAACGCTTGCACGTAGGTCATGCGTACGCCTGTTTGCGCGTGGATGACATCACGAATCTTGTCGACGCTCTCGTCCACTTCAATGGTTATGCGCTTAGTCTTAATCATCCTCTGAACTCCGCGATTGGTATCGGCGTGCCCGCCATGAACTGTTGCATAACCTCGTCGAGGGCTTTGCGTTGCGCCTCTGTAAGCATCGACTCGGTGGGGCGTGGGTCAACGAGTTTCTTAGCTTGTGTGGCGTATCTGCGGTAGTGGAAGCGGTAGTTAAACGTGGGGTCTACCGAACTTAACTTTTTGATGGCGGCGGTGTAGTACTCCTCTTGGTAGGTAGACCTCCAATGTTCGTTTGCCAAGGCATTTTCTGCGTAGTCCGCGTGAACCAACGCCGTAAGTTTATTAGCCACGTCTGCTGTCAGGTCTCGGGCGCTGACATACGACGGGTCGCGGTCGTGAAATAGTCGAACACCTGCGCGCGCAGCTAGGGCTTTTGCTATCTGCGCCGTGTGCCCGTGCCCTGACACTTCGCCTGTTTTCAGCGCGCGCAGTACCGCGGGGTACACGCGCGATGATAGATTGTTGGGGTACAGCATGACGGTGGTTTGTGTACCTTTGAGTTTCGCCGCGTTTGCGACGTCGTATAAATATGGCATTACTTAATCCCTTACATTGTTACTTTGTTGAATACTACTGAGCCTACGTCGTTGCCTTGATGCACAAGCGTGTACTCTTTGCCGACTTTTGTCGCACCTCGTCGCGCCATGTCGTTGAGCACGACCATGATGGAGCGTCCGAGCGTTGACAAGTACACCACTTGGGACTGGTCATCTACTGATAGCCAGTCGTGTGCTGTGGTGATGTTTACACCTAGCTCCTCGAAGCCGCGCACCAGTTTGCTCTCGATGCGCGCCATGCGGTTGTGTAGTTCTTTGTTGCTGTCGTATGACATGGTGTTCCTAAATGTTAACTTTGACGTATGTGCCGAATGGCGCGGGGTATTCTCTGTATCCGATGTTTGCCCAGATGGTGGGGAACTCTGGCTCGACGCACTCCTCTAAGTTACCCTCCATGTCGGTGAAGTACACGATACCTGCGTAGTGGTCGTCGCTCTCGGCAACGTGCTCGAACACAGGTTGAAAGCGTGTACCGCCGCCGCCAGTAGGCGTGAGACGAATCTCCTCGCCCTGCTCGAAGCGCTGTACAGACGACACCGAGTGGTCGCAGTAGATAACTTCTACGAACGCAGGGTTTAAGTCAGTCGTGATGGCTGTAATCTCCGCCGCAATCTTGGCGCAGTCGTCGTCACTCATAGACCCTGATGTGTCGAAGCCGACAGCCAAGCCGCCAAGCGCGTCAACGCGTAGTGATGGCAGGTACATACCACGACCGATGAAGCGACGTGACGGGCGACGGTATGAGTAGTCAGCCGCAGAAGCGTCAGTCAGCATGGAGCGCAGTACGTCTTGCCACGGCACAGTAGATGTGCCGACAGACGCAAGTACACGGTCAATCATGGCAGAGCCATGCCCGCACTCTTTCGCCATCTTTGCCGCCGCCGCAATGGTAGCTTCCATGTCGGTCTTGCTGACGTTGCCGTCACCGTCCTCTAAGTCACCCTTGCCGTCAAAGCCACCT